GGTAGGCAGGGGCGCTACTTCGCAGCGACAAGGCGGGTAGGTGTAGTGTCAGGCATGCGTAGTACACGCTAGCCAAAAGGACGTATACCCTCCCCCCTGGCCCTCACCTAGCGATGGGGGTACCACACTCAAATTTTTCCCAGAAATCGCTGGTGTATAGCGAAGTTAGGCAAGTTAGCGTCTTTTGCTAAGCTGACTAATTTTGGACGTAGTTAGGGAGTCGTATCTCTCCACCGATGGTGGCCCGCATGGTCTTGCGGGGGCTTCCTGCATCCGTATATCTCAGAGTTTCAGCTACTCTGGCAGACATCAGGCCGTATTACTGGGTTGCCCCAATGCGTACCACGTTCTAGTCTGCGTCCCAATCTTCCCGGTAGGGTGTTGCGAGGGGACTGTTTATCTCATGCCGTTGAGGGGCCGACTCCTTAGCCCCGGATGCTCATTGCTGTCTCCAATCGGTGGTGTCCCGGTTGGATTTGCCAATGTTACACGCTTCGCACAGCACCTGCAAGTTGTTTATGTCCAGCTCGAGATCGGGGAACAGGGATCTTGGCTTGATGTGGTCTACGTGCAGGAAGCCTTCTTTCTGGCCACAGCACTGACAGATCCTGCCGTACTTGACCAGGACTTGGTAGCGCACCTCCCGCCACTGCCGGGTACGGTAGAAGTCCTTGCCCATGCCGGCTTGGTAGGGGACGGGTTCTGGCAGCTTGGGTCTGGGGCGCTTAGACGATATGGCAATGGCCATACTCTTAGCCTTTTGCTGAACAATCTCTCTGAGGATCGGGTCTGAGTCGATCAGCTTGGCTAGGGTCTTCCTGGCCTTCTTTGCCCGCTTGGCCGCAGACACTGGCTTGCTGTACAGGGGCTTTTCGTAGCGCATAAAAAAAGTCTTCAAGGAGTGGCGCAGTCTCGCCCACTGGTTTCCCAATGGCTGCACCACTTCCTGAAGACTCTCCCCCGGCGAGAACGGGGTGGTTTATTTTATGCCATCACCGTGCTATCATGCAATGGCACTTCAACAAAAGGAGTTGATCAGATGGAAGTGAAGCCGAACACGGGGATGCTCATGAAGAACTCTCGCAAGGAGAGTGACAAGCATCCTGACTACACGGGTACTTGGGTTGATGGCGAGGGTGTTGAGCATTACTTGGATGCCTACATCAATGTCAGCGCCAAGGGCAACCGCTACATGAAGCTGCGTATGGGCAAGGCTAAGAACCAGCCTGGAGCTATGACCCAGCACAGCAAAGCCAAGGCAGATGCCTACCAGCCTCAGTTCGCTGAGAGCGACGACATCCCATTCTGAATACGGTCACCATGAGTGACTACAAGAAGAGGGGCAACTCCGTCCCGTCTGTAAAAGGCTGGGGTGGAGTTCGCAACGTGGTGCAGCGCATTGAGCGCAGCCAGACCATTGTTGCCAACCGGGAGGCAGTGGCCTACTCCCTGCTGACTATGGCTAACACGAAGATCACCGATATCTTCGAGTGGGACGACAACGGCAATGTGCGGGTCAAGGCCAGTAGCCGTATCCCCGAGCATGCTCTGCAAAGCATTAAGTCCATTAAGAGCCGTGTTGACAAGGATGGCGCTGCCACCATTGAGCTGGAACTCTACGACAAGGTACAGGTTCTGCGGATTCTGGCTAAGGCTTCGGGCTTGCTGGATACGCCAGACGATGGCACCAAGCCGTCTGTGATCGGCATCAACATCCAGGCACCAGAAGACGCAGAGGTAAGAGATGTCTGACTTGGTAAACCGTCCTCCTCACTACACTGGCCATCCCAGCGGCGTTGAGTGCATCCAGATCACGGAGCACATGAACTTCTGCCTGGGCAATGCCGTCAAATATATTTGGCGTGCGGATCTCAAGAACGATGCGATTGAGGATCTGCTCAAGGCCCGCTGGTACATTGACCGCGAGCTAAAGCGCAGGGGCCACAATGAGTGAAGACTTTGCCCTGTCTAGTCTGAACATTGACTTGCGGGCCAGCCCCGTAGCGTTCAAGTTCCTACAGAGCAATGCATTCGTCACCGGCATCATGGGGCCAGTGGGATCTGGCAAGTCGTATGTGTCTGCCGCCAAGATTATGGTCAAGGCTGTGCAGCAAAAGCCATCTCCTGTAGACGGCATTCGCTATTCGCGATTCGTGATTGTTCGCAATAGCTACCCAGAGCTGAAGACCACAACTCTGAAGACGTGGGCAGACCTGTTCCCGGAGAACATCTACGGCCCTATTCTACACACGCCTCCTATCACGCACCACATCAAATTGCCTCCGCGTGGCGATGCTGCTGGCATTGACTGCGAGGTGATCTTCCTGGCTCTTGACCAGCCAAAAGATGTCAGAAAACTGCTGTCTTTGGAGCTGACTGGCGCGTGGGTCAACGAAGCCAAGGAACTGCCTAAGGCCGTGATCGACGGTCTCACGCACCGGGTAGGCCGCTACCCTACCAAACGAGATGGCGGTGCTACTTGGCACGGCATCTGGATGGATACGAACCCGATGGATGACGACCATTGGTGGTTCAAGCTCGCCGAGAAGGAGCCGATCACTGGCAAGTACGCCTGGAAGTTCTTCAAGCAGCCAGGAGGCGTCATTGAAGTGGCCAAGGAGTCTCTGCCTGAGATGCCAGAGGCCAACGATCACATCTTTGCGTCTGGCAAGTGGTGGAAGATCAATCCCCAGGCGGAGAACATCAAGAACCTGCCCGGCGGTTATTACTTGCAGCAGCTTGCCGGCAAGACCCTGGACTGGATTCGCTGCTATGCCGAGGGTAAATACACGTTTGTGCAGGATGGAAAGCCTGTCTGGCCAGAGTACGACGACAACATCATGGCCGCCGACCTCGAACCTGACCCCAATTTCCCGATTCAGGTGGGGCTGGACTTCGGTTTGACGCCTGCTGCCGTCTTTGGCCAGCGTATGACCAATGGCCAGTGGCGTGTTCTGCATGAAATCGTCACCTTTGACATGGGCCTTGAGCGCTTTGGCCAGACCCTGATGGCTGAATTGCAGACTAGGTTCCCGAAATACGACGTTCGCATCTGGGGCGACCCCGCCGGTATGCAGCGAGACGCCATCTACGAGACCACTGCCTTCGAATATCTGCGCAGCCTAGGGCTAAAAGCCGAGCCGACAGCCACTAACGACTTCAAAGCACGCCGAGAAGCAGCCGCCGGCCCCATGAACCGCATGGTTCAGGGTAAACCCGGACTGCTAGTCAACCGTTCTTGCAAGTTGCTGCGTAAATCGCTCTCCGGGGGCTACCACTTCAAGCGCATTGCAGTGGGCGCTGGCCACGAGAGGTTCCGCGATACGCCAAACAAGAACGAACACTCTCACGTTGGCGACGCTTTTGGCTACCTGATGACTGGTGGTGGCGAGTATCGTCAACTAACCCGGGGCAACAGCAAGCCTAGCGGTGCCCCGTTCATTGCACAGACGGTGGCCAACAGTGAATTCGACATCTTTGGATGACTTTCTGCCGGCACTGCCGCCATACATCAGCCTAGTCCCATTCCGCGTCGAACACGCCAGCCTGATCAAGGCCAGAGACCGCACGGCAGCCGTCCTGCCCATATCCACCGAGGCCATCCTGCAAATGCAAGCAATGGCCGGCCACGCTATCACCGCCCTGCTGCATGGCCAACCAGCCGCCTGCTTTGGCTCCGTCCATATCTGGACAGGTGTAGAAGAAATGTGGTGTTTGCTGGAAAATCGCTCCAGAAAGTACGCTTTATCACTTACAAAGATAGCGATTGCGTATTCTGATTTCAGAGTGATATCAGAAAATTTGCATCGTTTGCAAATAACAGTAAGATCGGATGACCTAAGGGCTGTGCGTTGGGGTAAAGCAATAGGTTTCGAGACCGATGGTCTGATGAAAAAGTACGGCCCCGATGGCAGTGATTTTTTCTTAATGTCGAGGACTTAAATCATGGGACTTCTCTCTGCTGGCGCTAAAACCGCTTCTGCCCAAGCTGCCCAGGCTAATGAAGTGCAGCGCCAAGAAATTGCAAAACAAGAGGCGGTTGTCGCCCGTCAGGAAGCTGGCATTGCAGCGCAGCAAACTGATCTGGCCAAGCGGGCCATGGCTGCCGCTCGTGCTCGCCGTGGCGGCGGTCTGCGCTCTTTGCTCTCTGGCGAGCGCACTGACGCTGAGCTGGGTCTGCCCCAGCGCACGACTCTCGGCTCGGGGGTTTAACCATGCCTGGGCACTACTCTGAGTCCAAGGAAAGCAAGATGAAGAACAAGGTTGCCAAGGTCATGCGCGAGTACAAGGCCGGCAAGCTCAAGTCTTCCAGTGGCCAGAAGGTCACCAGCCGGGATCAGGCTGTCGCAATTGCAATGAGTGAGGCCGGCGTCAAGCCGAAAAAATCATGAAAGAAGTCTGGGAAAAAGACCGGCCCAAAAAGCTGGGCAAGCCCGAGAAACTGACGGCATTCCAAAAGAAGGCCGCCAAGATGATGGCCGCCAAAGCTGGCCGCAAGTACCCGAACCTTGTGGACAACATGCGGGCTGCTCAAGGGAAGAAGTAAATGGCAACGTCCATCGAACCAGAGTCGCTAAGTACCAAGGCTCGCCATGTGAGCTTGGTGCAAAAGCTCAATGACGGCACCAGTGCCTTGTCTGGAGCCGATGCGCCACTGATCACGGTGGATGTAAACCATCAGCGCAACCACGATGGCCGCGCATTCTTTGCCTACAAGCTCTATCCTGAGTCGGCAAAGCTACCAGCAGGATCCAGCATCGACATTGTGATGGCCTCTCCATCTGGTGTTTTCCCACACATCACCGTGTCTGCTTTATCCCAAGGTGACTCAGAATTCTACATGTACGAGAACGTCAGCACCACTGGGGGAACTGCGTTTACACCGATCAACAGAAATCGCAATTTTGCTATAAGCAACCCAAGCAATGTGGCGATGGTGATCAACCCTACGATTACTGCGCTGGGTACTGAGCTAGATGGTCAAGTGATTCCTGCTGGAAGTGGCAAGAAAGCTGGGGCAGGTTCTGCTGCGACTCTAGAGTATGTCATTAAGCCGCTGACGAACTACTTGTTCAGGCTCACCAACGTCAACGGAGTTGATCATCCGTGCTACCTCAATTTGGAGTGGTACGAATGAGCAAGCTCAGAAACCCTGAAGGCGGCCTGACCGCTGCTGGCCGGCGCTACTTCAAGCGTAAAGAAGGCGCGAACCTCAAGCCTGGGGTCAAAGGCGCAGCCAATACACCCGAGAAGATGCGCCGTAAAGGATCATTCCTTACTCGCTTCTACACCAACCCGAGCGGCCCACTGCAAAAGCCCAATGGCGAACCTACCCGGCTAGCCCTGGCTGCCAACGCATGGGGCGAGCCTGTACCGCGCACGCAGGGAGCGGCTGCCCGACTGGCGGCCAAGGGACGAGCACTACTTAAACGATACGAAGCGAGGAAGAAAAATGGCTGAGAAACTTACAGTCGAGCAGATTCTGGCGCGTCAGAAGATCGCGCTAAATCGCAAGGAGGACTTCCGCAGTCTGTACGAGGACGCCTACGAATTCGCCCTGCCGCAGCGCAATCTGTACACGGGCGACTACGAAAGTAACGTCGGTGGCCGCAAGAAGATGAGCCGGGTCTTTGACTCCACGGCCATCAACTCTACCCAGCGCTTTGCCAACCGCCTGCAATCTGGCATCTTCCCGCCTCAGCGCAAGTGGTGCCGCCTAGAACCCGGCCCGGAGATCCCGGTGGAGCGCCGCCCTGAGGCCCAGCGTGCCCTGGATCTGTACAACGAGAAGATGTTCGCTGTCCTAAAGCAGTCGAACTTCGATATCGCCATGGGCGAGTTCCTGCTGGATCTGTCCGTGGGCACTGCCGTGATGCTGGTGCAGCCGGGTGACTCGGTTAGTCCCATCAACTTCATCCCGGTTCCGCAGTATCTGGTGTCCTTCGAGGAAGGCGCAAACGGCCAAGTAGACAACGTCTACCGCAAGATGCGTCTGAAGGGCGAGGCCATCACCCAGCAATGGAAAGATGCCAAGATCCCGCCTGAGCTGCAAAAGCAGATCGAAGACAAGCCGACCCAGGAAGTAGATCTGGTCGAAGCCACGATCTATGACTACCAGCGCGGAGACTACGGCTACTACGTCATCCACGAGAAGAGCAAGTCTGAGCTTGTCTACCGCAAGAAAAAGACGACTCCGTGGGTAGTTAGCCGCTACATGAAGGTGGCCGGCGAGATCTATGGGCGTGGCCCGGTGATCACGGCGCTGCCTGACATCAAGACGCTGAACAAGACGCTGGAGCTGCTGCTCAAGAACGCTGCTCTGGCCATCACGGGCGTCTACACGGCTGCTGACGACGGCGTTCTGAACCCCGCCACTGTGCGGATCATGCCCGGTGCCATCATCCCGGTTGCCCGCAATGGCGGCCCCCAGGGAGAAGCGCTTAAGCCCCTACCCCGCTCGGGTGACTTTGATGTGAGCCAGATCGTGATCAACGATATGCGGGCCAACATCAAGCGCACGCTGCTGGACGAGAGTCTGCCGCCTGACAACATGAGCGCCCGCTCGGCTACCGAGGTTGTGGAGCGCATGAAGGAACTGGCCCAGAACCTGGGTAGCGCCTTTGGCCGACTGATCAACGAGACCATGATCCCCATCGTCAGCAAGATGTTGGAAGTGATGGACGACAGCGGCCTGATCGACCTGCCTCTGCGTGTCAACGGCTTGGAAGTCAAGGTCTCTCCCGTATCTCCGCTTGCCATGGCGCAGAACATGGACGAGATCAACAACATCCTGCAATTTATGCAGATTGCCCAAGGCATGGGGCCGGAAGGTCAGATGGCCATCAAGTCGTCTTCTGCTCTGGACTACATTGCCGAGAAGCTGGGTGTTCCTTCTGCCCTGCGTACAACCCAGGCAGAGCGTGAGCAGATGGCCCAGCAAGCCATGCAAATGGCTCAGGCGGCCCAGCAGCAGGCAGCGCCTGAGGCAGCGGCTCCTGAGGCGATGGCATGAGCGGCTGGGACGAGTTGGAAGAGGCGACTCCCCGGGACAAAGAGCCTGGGGTCGTAGACATGGATCTTCTTGTTGCCAAGACGTTTGGCAACGATGAGGGTCTCAAAGTGTTAGCGTGGATGCGAGAGTTCTATCTTGAGCGTCCGTGCTGGCAACCCGGTGCGGATGCATCGCTGGGGCAGTACCGAGAGGGACAGAACAGCGTGATCCGCGACATTGAACTACGCATTAAAAAGGCAAGATCTAAATGAGCGAAGCGAATGACAACCCCGGCCTGCTGGCCTCTGCTGCGGTAGAGGAAGAGCAGACAACCGAGGGCCAAGAGCAAAGCATCAGCCACGTTGAAACCCCCGCAACCGAGGAAGACGACGGCCCCCTGGAGCGCCCTGACTTTTGGCCTGAGAAGTTCTGGAAGAAAGACAGCAACGAACCTGACCTCGAAGGTCTGAGCAAGTCTTACTCTGAGCTGGAAAAGCAGTTCCGAGCAGGCAAGCACAAAGCTCCCGATGGCGGCACTTACAACATGGAAGCCCTTGCCGGCGTGCCAGAAGACGATGCCCTAGCCAAGACCTATGTCTCCTGGGCACAGAAGTACGGCCTGAGCCAAGCAGCCTTTGACGAGCTTGCCAGCCAGTTTGTCCAGATGGGCGGTGTGCAGCAGCAAGAAGCCCAGCGCAACATGGAAGCAGAACTGCAAGAGCTTGGCCCTAATGCTAAAGCAGTCATCTCTAACATGGCCACCTGGGGTAAAGGACTCGTTCAAAAGGGCATCTTCAGTAAAGATGACTTTAATGAGTTTGCCCGCTGGGGTGACACTGCCAAGGGCATCAAAGCCCTGATGAAGCTGCGGGAGACCTACGAGGGTCGTGTGCCCGTGGATACCCTGAAGACGGCTACTGAGGACTCTGTGTCCAAGGAAGAGCTGGACTCCATGGTGGCCAACCCTGAGTACAAGACGAACCCGGCCTACCGCGCCAAGGTTGAGCGACTGTTCGAGAAGATGTACAATTAATCCGCAAGTTGCCATCCATTAAGCCCCCTCTTGACAGGGGGCTTTTTTTCTGGCACATTGGAATTGTTGTCGTAGCGGACAGCAATATGAAGCCGTTTACTCATGCCTCTGAGGGGTTCGCCCCTTCCGCTACCGGGGGCAGCAGTAAGCGGCTTTTTTGTTGGCTACGCGACTCGCAGGCAATGCGGCACGTCGGTGGTTGCCTGTTAAAAACCCTGTTACACGAGCAAGCCAAAGCAGGGGCGGTGGGCTAAGTCTAGAGCCGGGTGGTAGGGACAACAAGATGGCGGTTTATCTGTCATCAGTTCTGCAAGTCTGGACAGTGCGACGCGATGACATGGCTCCGTAGAGGGTGTCTCCAGCACAGGCGAAACCTTGGTCTCCACCACGGTATAGGCTGTGCTTTGCTCCAACATTCACCATAGAGGGTATTCCATGAGAACAAGTGGATTCAAGAAGGGGATCTCTCAGTTCTATTCCAAGATGTCTGATAACGAAGTTGCTGCTCTTCTGAAGTCAAGTGGAGATGACTTCCTTCGATCTGAAGAGTGGTTCGTCTTGAAGGCTCAAACGATTGCAAAGTACGGATGCACGTGCATGAGCTGCCAGAAGAAGATCTCAAGGTGGATGGACATCAATGTAGATCACATCAAACCACGCAAGTACTACCCCCATCTTGCCAACGATCCAGACAACTTGCAAATCCTCTGCGGACTCTGTAATAAGAAAAAAGGCAACAAGCACTCTACTGACTATAGATCTATGCAAAAATAGTTGACAACAACTGCAAATCGTGTAATACAATTGCTCCATCGACAACCGCAAGGCCGATAAATGGTGGTAGTCCACTGCTCGGTGCGAGGATAAGCACAAGTCAAGGCCCAGGGTGAGACCTGGACAACCAGCGACGCTAAACCCTTCATATCGTTTTCAGGAGAAAACAAATGGCTGTTTCGATCTCGAATGCCTTTGTAACTCTGTTCGATGCGGAAGTTAAACAGGCGTATCAAGCTGATGCTGTCCTGCGTAACACTGTCCGTCTTCGTACCGGCGTTACTGCGGCTACCCACAAGTTCCCCAAAGTTGGCGCTGGCGTTGCCCAGGTTCGCATTCCGCAAACCGACGTGACCCCGCTGAACGTCCAATACTCGCAAGCTACCGTTACCTTGGGTGACTGGATTGCTGCTGAGTACAGCGACATCTTCAACCAAGCCAAAGTCAACTTTGACGAGCGTCAAGAGCTGGTGCAAGTCGTCGGTAAGGCCATCGGCCGCCGCGCTGACCAACTGGTGATTGATGCCCTGGCTGCTTCGTCCACCTCGCTGACCGTGTCTAACGACATCGGCGGTGCGGACACCAACCTGAACGTGGCCAAGCTGCGTGAAGCCAAGAAGCTGATGGATGCTGGCAACGTGCCCATGGGCGACCGTTACCTGCTGGTTCATGCCGCTAACCTGATGGCTCTGCTGTCTGAGACCTCTGTTACCAGCTCTGACTTCAACACGGTCAAGGCTCTGGTGCAGGGCGAACTGGACACGTTCCTGGGCTTCAAGTTCATCACCATCGGCGACCGCTCTGAAGGCGGCCTGACTGGCGGTGGCTCTGGCTCTGATCGTAAGGTCTGGGCTTGGCACAAGACCGCTGTCGGCATGGCCGAAGGCATGGGCATCCGCTCGGAAATCAACTACATCCCCGAGAAGACCTCTTGGCTGGTGTCGTCGATGATTTCCGCTGGTGCTGTTGCCATCGACGCCGGTGGTATCGTTGAAATCACCTGCCGCGAATAAGGAGTAACTCACCATGGCATATTCTGCAACTGGTCTTAACGC